GAAACAAAACCATAAGTTTCTAAAACTGTACCTGCTGTGCCTGTAAAATAACCTAATTTGTCAACAACAACAATATGCATTTCATCAAGTGTGCCACCTACAGAAGATGCATATTCTGATGTGCCTGGAGCTGATGTGAAATAAGAAGCATAAGCCCAACCTGCAAAAAGAGAAGTCTTTGCACAAACTTGAATTTCTAATGAATTTCCCATTGTACCTGCATATCTAGCTACAAAAGATCCGTATGTATTTGAGTTTCCTGCTAACAAATATGAAAATTCATATACATCTTCGTTTGCAATTTGCACAGCAGTTCCGGATGCATATGCATTTCTTGCAGCTGCACCAACAGCTCTAACAACACTTAAGCTGTTACCATAAGCTAAGAAATTTGAACAAGTAAAAAACGATAATGCTGTGTCAGCATTTGGTTTACCGAATGTGCTCGCAAGTGTTATTTCATCACCAATCAATTTAATTTTATTTGCTGGACCAAATTGAAATGCTCCAGCAAATGCACCGGCCGTAGTCTGTACTGATGGAACGACTGTAGTTAGGTCGATCTCAGATACATTTACGCCTGGAGAGATTTGAAATGCCATTTTATTCTCCTTGAATTATTATGTTCTTTTGGCAAAATACCATATGTGTATTTATGAAAGGCCGGATTTACAACCGATCCATCATCTTTTTTGAGAAGCTTGCATAAACTTCTCCACCGTCTGCGATTTCCCACAGGTCTCCACCCACTATCTCAAAATCATGTTCTAGCCCATCTTCAATAATAGGTGCGGGTAGAACATCATCGTCCATCTGGTTCATATTTTCCAGTTGAATTTGTTTGCGAATATCGTGGTTGACAATTTCTTTAAAGTATTGTTGAGTTGTTACCCATGAAAAAATAACTAAAGACATTACCATGTCATCATTTGCACCTTCTTCCGCAGAAAAAGAATTCTTTTGTTGAACAAAAGTTGTTAATTCCGAATAGGTATCAAAGTCACTTATCAATAGTTTGTCACCCTCAATCAAAGTTTTTAGGTTGGAACAACCAATTGCCTTGACTTGTGGGGACATTTTTAGACCCATTTGAATGCCACGGGCAAAACCAGCCGACAATTGTTGGGGTTTCTTGTTGCCTGTAAATATTTTCCACAAATTCTCATATTCAAAATCCGAGTGTAGTGAGTCTGCCACTTGTGGATTATTGTTAATTTCTACCAGAATATATGCATCGTTGTAGTATCTGGCTGTATTGTAGATGACCGTAGGAAACAATATTGGTGTGATTGACGAACTCTTATATGTGGCCACCTGTTTGTATGGTGTCTGCGAAATGTCAATAACAGAAAACGCTGAACTGTCTAGGTTTTTACCCTCAGATACGTCCACTGTTATACAATATAGATGGTCGGATTTTGATTCATTAACACCTTCTTTGACTGGATGTTCATAGATTTTTAATAAATCATGGTTGGCAACTGGGTCCACATAGACCAATTGTTGTAACTTGTAACCAGAAACCAATGTGTTAGAAGAACCCAAGAACTCGGTTTCAAACTCTTGTTTGAATTGTCTCTCTGAGGTGTTTCGAATTGTTTCTTCTTTCCATATTTCGTCACGGCCTGGTACCATAGACCAGTGAATCTCAAATGGTTTGTAATCATTCTTCTTGTTGATTGAATCCATCCACAGTTTGTAGAAAAGATTCATACCATTAGGTGTGGACACGATAATAATCTTTGTCTTTTTACCTGACGAAATTACAGGGTAAACAGAGTTAAAGAATTCTTCCGCAATATTGGTAGGAACGAAAGCAAATTCGTCCAAGAATACAATGTTAAATGCACCTCCACGAATTGCAGAGCTTGATGTAGATGCTGCAATAATCTTAGAACCATTCTCTAGTTCTACGTTACCTTTGTTCCAGGTAACTACACCTTGTTGCAACCACATAGGTAGATTTTCATATGCAAGTTGATACTTTGCCAAAATATCTCTTGCCAAAGAACCTTTGTTGGCCAATACTGCACAGTTTTGTGTATCTTTGAAGATAGTTTCCCACAACATGTATGCAACAGTTGTGGTTGTTTTACCAACCTGGCGAGGGCATTTGGTTATAACGAAACGATTGCTTGCAAATAATTTAAGCATTTCCTCTTGGAACGGCCACATACTAAAATTAATCAAACCATCATCAACGTTCACAATTTTGATATAATTTTTTGCAAAATAGATTGGGTCGTTTTTACACTTGATGTATTCATCAACTTGTTCTTGTGTGTATTCTACCTTGACGCCAGCTTTTTTAAGTAAAGGATTATCTCTATACGCTTCACCAAATCTTAAATCACCACTCATTCTTTACCTTTAAGTAATTTGTTCAATTCTGCGGTCGAACCAACAAAGATGGCTTTGTCAATCTTGGTATCACCTTCTTTTGGTTTACCATCCATTGTACGCATTTGTTTTTGTACTGCAAGTAGTTCCTTATTTGCATCTACCACATTTTTTAACAGTGTACCATACACCTCAAATGCCCTAGGATGTTGTCCTGCTTTTGCAATGTTGAGTATTTCTTCCATGGCTTCTTTGCCTTGGTCAATTAATTCCTGTAGATTATCTTTTGTTTGGTTATATGCATCTTCCAAATCATTTTTTAAATCGGGACCATTTTCTGGTTTTGTAACCACCGGCAACAAAGGCTTTTCTTTTTGTTCTACCGGTGTTACATCAAATAATTTTTCCATGTTCTTGTCAAATGTATTCATAGTTTTTAAATTAATTATAATGCTGCAATTCTACTCTGAAAATCGGCAAAACTGGATGATGCAGCAACAATTACTTTCAAGTTTGCAAGAGGTAGTGCTGCAGCTCTTTGTGTTGTGCCATTTGTAAATATAACATTTCCTGTATTTACAATATTTTTACCACTTAAATCTACGCCTGTTGGATCACCAGAAGATGGTAATATAATTTTACCATTACCATCAAATTGCCATTTTTGTTTCAGCTGCGTTACAGATTTTCCATATCGTCCATCAGGACTTGTATAGACAATTACATTCATTGTTTCTGTATAGTCTGTATTTTCTGCAATCGTTACGGTTGTGTTGCCAGTACCAACAGTTGTACTTGTTGCTGTGTTTGCTTCGGGTATACCAACATATGTAAAGTCACCCCAAGAACTACCATTTGCACCAAGGTATGTACCTGATAGAGAACCATCTACAGGCAATTGATAAACAACTGCATTTGTGTTTGCGTTATTTGATGATTTGTTATAACCAATACCAACAAAATAATCACCAGAAACATCTAGTTGTCTGTGGCCAAATCTAATTGTTTGATTTGCATTTGCAATTTCTAGTGCCTTGGCCCAAATTAATTCACCATTTGCATCAATTTTGTAAGTAATGAATGCTGCCTGATTGTTTGCATCTACTGTTGCACCATTTACATATAGATAATCGTCTTTATGTTTGATCCAATTAATTTTTGGTGTTGTGATACCAGTTATACTTTTTTCCCAAATCAATTGATTATTGGATCTAAATTTATAAATGTTAGTATTTGATGCTGCGTACCAATTATTTGATGTATCAGAAGTCAAACTTATAATTGTGTTTCCGTTTGCAGCAACATTGTTTGTCCAAAGATAAACACCTTCTGTATCGAACTTGTGAACTTTTCCGTTTGCAGAACCAACTAAAACACCATATTCATTTGGAAGAGCTAAACAACAAAATGCATTTGTAGATGCTGTTTGTGAGGTAAAGTAGGTAAACAATAGTTCACCTGTATTATCAAGACCAGTTAACAGGTTGTGTTCACCAACAAAGTATGGAAATCCTTGGTCATCAACAGTAATATCCACAGAACCCATGGCATCTTCAACCATGGAACTCCAAACATTTTGGCCAAGATAATTAAATTTGGTAACTAAAGTTGAAAAATTACCTGGAATATTTGTCAACAAATAAACATTGTTGTTTGCATCAATGTCTAATGATTCGGCAAAACTGCCATATGAGGTGTTTGCTGGCACAGAACGTGACCAGAATATTTCACCTGTTGCATCAAATTTGACAATTGTTGATTGCGGAAAACCTGTAGATAGATTCTGTGTTGTCAATGCAACATAAATGTTATTGGCTGAATCGTATGCGACACTGTGCCCATATGTATTGGCTGCTTGAGTTGTTAATTGACCGTACAATAAACCCCAAGTTTTTTTATTGTGATGATCGTTACCAAGTTCCACTTTTGTATTACTATACATTATGGTGTCGGTAAAACTGATATCACCTAAGAAAACAGAATTGGCTTTGTTGAAAGCACCTTGTGCTGTAGCGGCATTGTTTGCTGATAATGAGTTTGCAGTATTGGCATTATTGGAAACGTTGGTATACAACTCAGTAAAGTTGTCATTTGATTTAACAAATGCGGTTCTTAGTGTGTCGCCTTTACCATCATTTGCTCTAATACCAATATTGATTGTTTGTTTAGCCATTTATTTCTCTCATTTGATGTTTATTGGTTTGCGGCCTTGTTAATTGTCAAGACCTCATTTAGTGTGTTGTCAACCTTAGCGTCAACTTTATCAACAGTCATAAAGTCGATATCTGTAGATACTCTACCAACAGCATCCACTTCAACAAATTTCAATGGGTTCAGATTGTATGTGGTGAATTTATAGTTTGCCAAAGTATTAATACCGTATATAGGTTTATCGGACACAAAGTTTCCTGTTAGTGCTTTTAATCTAAGTAGGTTGTCTTTAAATTGCACAACAATTCCTGTTGCTGATGCATCATCTGATGTATATCCTTGATATACTTTTTCACCAACTTTGTATGTACCAAAACCAGAATCTAAATTCAAATTAAATTCAACAACATCTTCTTCGGTAATTAGATTGTATACTGAAACAAATGCACGATTAATAACACCAGTTTCGGTGGTCTTACCAAATACAAAACCTTTGACTGTAAAGTTTAATGTCCAGATTATCATTCTGGTTTCATTTTCTCGGCCACCTTCGTAAATAATATCATGTGAAGTTGAATTCAAAATTATTGGTACTTCTTTAACAATACCCATTTCAGGAATCAAATTTAATTTGATGGTATAGTCTGGTGTGAAATACGGTAATATGTGTTCAATAATTTGTGTACCGTCTTCAATGTTTCTCACATAGATGTATAGGTTAAAATCAAAATTATATGGTACAGGATTGTATTGTGCAATAACTCCGGTTGCAGAATTTGTTCCTTTAAAATTTTTGATGTTGGTATTTTGTTTTCTACTAGCATCATATGTAAGCCCGGCCATTTCAAATGACATTCTTGGTAGAGTTATTTGTACCTTTTTGTCTAGTTCTGAATCCGCTTCAAGTCTCATAACATAACGTTCTTTGGTTGCATATGTAATAGGAACAATGAACCTCTCAGATTCGGTCTCATCTATTTTGAATCTGTATAGTGTTATATTGTCAAAAAGATTACCAAATCCAACAACTAATTTTCTGATGACACGATTATATGTTGACATTATATTTTTCCAAACGGATTAGTTTCTGTGAAATCTATAATATTATTTGCATTATCAAACAGGTATTCATTATTGTAGGCTTCATTTCTTGTACTATCTTTTAATGGATCGTATGATGATAGATAATATTGAGCATTACTTGTTGCACCAATGATTGCAACGTTATTGGCAAATTCACCGGCAACGTTTGTAACTTTCAATATATCATTAGCGGTATTCCAGTCTTGTACTATTGCAACTACAGATGCGTTTGCTTGTGTGCGGTCAGTAGATTGAAATACAATTTCTCTAGGAACATATGTTCCTGTGCCAGTGCCAGTGTTCAGGTCAATTGTGTAACTTGATTGAATCATCACATCATCAATATCTTCCACACCAGTGTCGATAACTTCTTGTGAGTACTTGAATTTCTCTAGTTCCAATTCATAGAAATATGGAATCTTGCGGCCTAACATAAAGAAGTCTTTGGTCTGATTGGTGAATTTAATCTCAAACAATTCACCAGTGCCATTTAAGAATGGTACATAGACCAAATCACCTTCACGGGGCCTATTGAATCTATCTTGTGGTACTCTTTGTGAGAAAGAACGCTTCGACAATATAATATTAATATTGTTTTTAATCTCGAGCCCAAATTTTGAGAAGAATTCTTTTTCACCACCGTATTCCATTGAACTAGATAAGTAGAATTCAATTGGAAATGCAGAACTAAATTTCTTAATTGGGTCTTCACCATAAAGAATGTCTCTATCTTCCGCATTCTCAATAGGTAAATAGTATGCGTCAAAACCCATAATCTTGATTGATTCAACAATCAAGTCTTCAATTACCCTTTGCTCAGCAAGAGAGTTGTAGTTATTGAAGTATACACTGGTTGCCATATTAGTTCATCATAAATTCTAATGGTGCACCATATTTGTCACCAATCTCTGCGTGTAATGCATCAATTTCTGCTTTGGCTTCTTCATAAATCTTGTCACCATTCAACATAACACCACCGGGCAATTGAATACCACTAAACTTTTTAAGGTTGTTACCCCATGAACGTTTGATAAGTGCCGTTGCATATTCTTTCAACCAACGGTCATTCCAAGCCTGTGTGTATATTTCTGGATCAATCACTGCATAACACTCTGCAATGACTGTGGTACCTACTGGTGCCTCACTGCGACCCCAACTCCAATCAATATACAGTCTTTGCATATGTCTTTGGAATCTAATAGGAACCTCACCAGAGAATAATTGTTCCAACATACGTAGATGTTGCAATGTCATTGTATAGTTGATGTATGATGCGGAGGTGAAGTCATACAATTCATTTAAACGTAGTTGATATCTCAAATCAAACATATTGACCTGAGATAGTGAATCGGAAATAGGAAATATTCTGGTTATACCAGCAATCTGTAATGCATTGTTTGATGAATCTTTGGCCTGAGCTATGTTTAAGTACTTATTATTAATATCTGTTTGGTCAATTTTTTTAATGTAATATACTTTTTGTAGGCCATCAAAGTGGTAGTCTTGCCAGTATTGAAGTGCATCATCAATACGGTCTTCTACCTGGTCATCATCAACGTTGATTTCGATTACTGGAAATCCTAACCTACGCAAGCAATAGTCTTTGAATGCCGTTCTTGTTATGATTGTTTTTGCCATTATATCCCCCTAATAAGGATATTTATGTTTCGTTCCACTTGCGCTTTATAAATCTGCTGTATATGTGGCTGGATAAGCTCTAGTCACATCGTCAGGTCTTGTGCCTGACCATATAATTCTGACACCACCTGTGTTACCTGATCCACTATAAACTACACCGCCACCAACTACACCGCTTCCTTTTTTAACTGCACCGCCACCGCCGCCATAAGTGCCGCCGAAGTTTCTATCGGATGTTGTAACGCCACCAAGACCTGCTGTTCCATTAGTTGAATCTGTTGCTGCTGTGCCACCACGGGTGCCACCACCAGCATCTGTTGTGCCTGAAGACTGAAAATGACCAGTGCCGCCTCCACCGGCGCTCACCTTGTTAGTTGCGGAATGTGGTGGTTTAAGTGAATTTCCTCCTCCACCACCAGAACGATATGATTGAGTAGTTGTTATGTATGCACAACCTCCACCACCAGGTGCGCCGCCACCATATATGTCACCACCAGTAGACAAATCTCCTGATCCATCAGAACCGCCATATCCACCTTGACCAGCTACTGTTAAAGTTCCGTTTCCAATAACTAGACCGAATCTACCACCGGCACCACCATTACCATAGTAACCACCTGCGCCACCGCCACCCCAACAACCCAATTGTGTTCCGTTTGCGGTGGCACCTCGGCCACCACCATCACCAACAAAATTTCCACCAACCACGTTTGCGGATGCACCTGTTGAACCACTTGGGCCAGTACCACCAAATCCTGCTACCGTTGATGTGTTAATAAAATAACTATTACCTGTTGTGTGTACTCCTGGATATGCATCAGGTGAAACGTTTGCTGTCACTCTTGATTGGCCTGCACCAACAACTACCGTATATGATACACCTGGTGTAACAGAAATATTGTTTTTCCATCCCAATCCACCACCACTACCGCCAGCCATTCTTGATGCTGCACCACTTTGACCCATAGCGCCGCCTGCACCGCCACCACCAATTGCAACCACACTCACACTTGTAACACCATCCGGTGCAACCCATGAATATGTGCCCGGTGTTGTGTATTCAGATTGCCCTGGAGCAATACCGGTAGGTCCTACAATGTAAGAATTTACGAGATAACTCATGTTCTTCTATAATAAAGAGTAACTTTTAATCCTTTTGCACCAGTTCCTGCTGTAGAAATATCCATAGTTATTTCATCATCATCTGCAAAAGTAGTTGTAGACAAAACAGCTGGCGTTGCAGCAGTTACGCTTGTTTTTTCATTTGCATCTATACTTAAAAGTGTACTAAAAATCGACACTCCATTTTTATCTATATCAACTGTAGGATTACCTGATGTACTTGCAGTAGCCAATGATGCTCTTGGTAGTTGATATAACGTCATTGCATATGGAACTCTAAAAGTTACCTTGGCAGTACCCGTAGTTATCGCCGTTGTTTCATCACTCAAAGCTACCGTCATTGAAAGGTTTGCGGATGAATTTGCTGTTGTAAAAGCCGCATTAGCAAATGTTGCACCAGAGTTTGCTTTAGTATATGCTGAACCAACCAACGATGAATAATCAATCGAGGAATCTATATTAGGTAACTTTATTTGTGTTGTCATTTATTACTCTGTTGTTTCGGGTTCTTCTGGTTCAACATAAGGAATCCAATTTAATGTCGCTTCGTCCCATTGCCATGAACCTTCACTAGGCCTTGGTGTTGGTGGAATTAAATCATAATTTACTTCATCTACAGTCCAAGATGAATAAGGATTGGATGCGGCTAAGTTATCTAATCTTTCTTGTCTTTCTTCTGATGTTAAATCACGAATAGTCCAAACATCATAACAAATGCCGTCAATAATTTTATACTCCACATTGTCTAATACAATTTCATCCCATTTTTGTGGAAGAGGCTTTGGTACCCTCACAAACTGACAAAACTTTCTTTCTGCATTCGGATCAAGAAAGTTTGGATTAAATTCTTCCAAATTTGATTTTAAATATGGATGTCCAATTGGTTCTCCATCTTTAATTTCTATGTATAAATTAAAATTACTACTCATATTTTCTCCTTACAATTTTATAACCCAGGATCTGGATGTGGTTGTCTTGCACCATAAAAGATACCTACACCGCCTGCAGCACCATTACTTCTTCCACTTGAAAAACTACCTGCACCACCGGCGCCGCCGCCGTAATTACCACCTGCAGCAGTGCTTGCTGGACCTGATCCATTAGATCCAAAACTACCACCAAGGCCGGCCGTTATTGATGGTTGTGCCGCAGATGCATAATAACTACCTGTTCCGGAATACAGATTACCTTCGGGTCCTTGTCCACCAAAACCAGTTCCGCCGCCGCCGCTGCCCGCAGTTAATGCTGTAGTACCAGTTCCGCCGCCGCAAGCCGCACCAGGAAGAGAGGTTGTTGGATTGCCATCTCCCACAGGCCATTGCCCGCCCGACACCGTGGCACTTGCATTCCTTCCATTTCCGCCGGTACCCTGGTACCCACCGGCACCACCACCACCGGCGCCTCGAGCTGTGGTTGATGAACTGCTTGTTCCGCCGGTTCCACCATTACCTCCACCGCTACCTAAAGCCCGGCCACTTACTGAATATGATCCTCCAGCTGGGGTGCCGCCACTAACAGCTCTGGCAGATTCTCCAGCAGTTGCTGTCAACAATATTTCAGTTGCATTGAATGTGGTTAAATTTGTGAATGAACCTACAGTTTGTGATACACCAACTGTGTATGCACCTACTCCACCATACTTATATGTTGTTTGGGCACCTGATATAAATGCATCTATATTACATGCAGTTACGCCTGCTGCAGCTGTTATTGTTTGACCTGTTGTAATTAATCCTGAAATCATCTCAACTACGTGTAGTGTTGTTCCTGTAATAAATCCTTTAAATTGTACGTTGCGTGTTATAGAACTGGAACTACCTTGTGTAACAGTATTTACTGCTGTAGATTGTCCTCCGGCACCAACGACCACCGTAAATGTTTCTCCTGGAATACAATTAAAAAAAGCCCAACCTAAACCTCCTCCAGCTCCTGATCCTTTACCTGTTGTTGAAGTTCCTTGCATTCCTGCACCACCGCCACCAATACAACATACAGAAAAAGTTGATATGCCATCAGGAACAGTCCAAGAAGTAGTGCCGGCTCCAGTAAATCCTGCACCACCTGTTGATCCGGCTATACTATTGTATTGGGGTCCTGTGTTAGTGCTTGGATAACTTCTATTTGCTCCCCAAATAATTCTTACACAACCTCTAGCACCAAAACCACCTCTAGTACCAGAGTTTTCCCCTTGACCTCCTGCGCCGCCGCCACCAAATAATCCTCCAGCTGGACATGACCCATGTGCTGACCATGCGGTGGCCCCAACGTTACCTATTGTTGTGACATAACTTGTTACTGGAGATCCTCCTGATCCTCCACTTCCGGTGTAATTTCCAGATGCTCCTGCGGATCCACTGCTACCTTGGCCCCAAGGACCAACACCTCCGCCGCCGCCTTGGGAACGCCCAGCGCCGCCAGCACCGCCACCCGCAGCGTAAGTTGTTGTACCAACAGCGCTACCGCCACGATAAGTGCTTTCATATCCGCCTGCGCCTCCGCCGCCAGTGCTTCTTTCACTTGCTGCGCTTGCTGTAGAAGCTGAATAACCACCTAATCCATAATCAGACGAAGGTAAACTATAAGTTGATGTTGTGCCGCTTGGAGATGTACATCCACTTGGTCCAATCACGCCGCCGCCTCCGCCGGCTGCACTTATTAATCTAATACCATCTCTTGAAATAAATGATTCGCCGCCAGCACCACCAGCGGAACCAGAACCAGAACCTTGGCCACCGCCGGCACCTATCTGTACATACAAAACTTCACCTGGAGTTACATTTATATTGTTACCCCAAGCTGTATCTCCTCCACCACCACCTGTTGCAGCATTGGTACTAGAACAAGCTCCTCCGCCGCCTCCACCACAGACAAAAACAGAAATTGTGTGGACTCCTCTTGGCACTATCCAATCAATACCTCCAGCAAATGAGGTGAAATCTTGTTCACCTGAAGGTGGAACATATCTGATTGCTTGATTAATATATGTTATAGTCATAATTAACTTGTATAATAAAAAATTACTTTTAATCCTTTAGCATTTACACCAGCAGAAAAAACATCTATTGAAATTTCTGCATCGTCAGCAATAGATGTGGTTACATAACTTGTTGCTGCGGCCGCAGTTGTGCTTGTTTTTTCTGTTGCATCAAGTGTTAATTTATTTGCACCTAATATTGTTGTGCCACTTAACTTAACATCAACGTTAACAACTCCGCTAGTTGATGCCACATTTAATGTAGCTCTAGGTAAACCTGTCAATGTCATGGCATATGGTGCTCTAAATGTTGCTTTAGCTGATCCTACTGTGACAAATGTTGAATCTTCTACAATTGAAACAATAAGTACATTTGTATTTGCTTTTAAGAAAGCTGCATTTGCTGTATCTCTGGCATAAGCATCAGCACCGCCGCCACCTCCACCTGTATTTGCTGCTAAGTAAGCTGCATTGGCGTGTGCATATGCTGAGTTGGCAAATCCTGCTGTCGTATTCTGTGCAGTATATGATGCGTTGGCTCTATCAAAAGCACCATTAGCAAATGAGCCAGCACTAACGGCTTTACCATCGGCGGTATTGGCTGCTGTAAATGCTCCGTTTGCAAAAGATGCTGTGGTGTTTTGTGATGCATAGGATGCATTGGCTGTTACGAAAGCACCATTAGCAAAACTGGCTGCCGAGTTGGCTTGCAAGAAA